GGAAGATGCTACGTGAGGACGGGACGCCGGCTGCAATGAGTGCTCCGGCGTCCGAACCTATCGAGCGTCGCCTCTACGGTAAAACGACTCCGTTGACGCGAGTGTAATCAATAAGGGGAGGCTGAACGGTGCCGACGATTGGTAACACGTATTTGACGCTGGCGGATGCGTTTCGCCAGCAAGATGCCAATCGCGAGATCGCCGACGTCATCGAGATGTTGGCGCAGTACAACACTATTCTCGAAGACGCGCCGGCCTTGGAGTGTAACCAGGGCGCTACGCATCTGACTACGGTGCGGACCGGGTTGCCTACCCCTGTTTGGCGGCGGCTCTATCAGGGTGTGCGGCCGACCAAAGGGACGACTGCGCAGGTCTCCGAGGCGACTGGTTTCATGGAAACTTGGTCGGAGGTCGATGCGCGACTTGTCGAGTTGCAGAAAAACCCGGCGAAGTTCAGGCTCAACGAGGCCAACGCGCATCTCGAAGCGTTGGCGCAAGAAGCGGCTCGCACTATCATTTACGGTGACGTGGCGACTGAGCCCGAGAAGTTCACGGGCCTGGCCCCGCGTTTCAGTTCCAAGTCTGCGCCCAATGGGACACAAATTATCGATGGTGGTGGTACGGGCAATACCAATACCTCGGTGTGGTTCATTACTTGGGGCGAGAATGCAGTGCATTTGCTTTATCCCGAGGGTACGCGTGCTGGCATCCAGCGTGAGGACAAGGGCAAGCAGACCCGTACTGATGCTGACGGCGGGCTCTACGACGTGTATCGCGAGAAGTTCGTCTGGCATCTCGGTTTGTCGGTCCGAGATTGGCGGGCGGTCGCGCGTATTGCCAATATCGATGTGAATACGTTGACGTCCGACGGTTCTTCGGGGGCGAAGTTGATCGACTTGATGATCGATGCCTATTATGCGCTTCAGAACCCGAATCAGCCGAGCGGCCGAACTGTGATCTATTGCAACAAGCGTATCTTGAGCTTCTTGCACAAGCAGGCGATGAACAAGGTCGCTTATACGCTTACTTTTGCTGATATCGGTGGCCGGCCGATCCTGACGTTCCTCGGGTCGCCTATTCGCCGGGTCGACGCGCTCGTCGAGAACGAGCCCCGCGTAACCTGATGAGCTCAGAAGGGAGGTGGTCTAATGATTTTCGATCAGGAGAACCTGTTCAGTGATCGGCAGTCGGTGGTCGGTAGTGCCGGCTCGACGATCAATTCGACGAATGTCATCGATCTCGGTGAGCCTACGTTCAATCGTGACATCGGTTTGTCGAATGTCCTGTTGCGAATTCAGGTCGTGGAGGACGTAGCGGGCTCAGGTTCGTCTTTGGCCGTGGACGTCGAGACTTCGAATGCCGAGAATTTCAGCGGCGGTGTCGTCATCGCGTCTACACCCGCCGTGCCCGTGGCGTCGTTGAAGGCGGGTTACGTCTTTCCGGAGCTGCAACTGCCCATCGGCTTGACTCGGCGTTATGTACGATTGCGCTACAGGATCGTTGGTGCTGCTACGACCGCCGGCAGGGTGACTGCGGGTGTCGTGCATGGCCACGATTTCAGCCGCTATCGTACTCTTTGATAGCCGGGTAGGGTGATGACGTGTGGCTGCGCCTGTCGACAGTCCGGTTGCGCTCTGCAATCTTGCGCTCGGGCTTGTAGGTAAATCGTTCATCTCGGCGCTGGATGAGAACAGCGCTGAGGCTGTCGCATGCGCGTTGTACTGGCCAGTGGCGCGACAGACGATGTTACAGGCCAGTCTGTGGACGTTTGCGCTGCGGCGTATCGACTTGGCGCAGATCGAAAACGACTTCCCGATTGCCTATTCCTACGCCTATGCTTACCCGGTCAACGCTCTGCGCGTCGTCCGTTTGTTTCCTGCTGACCGTTTCGTGCGTCGGCGCGGTCGTCCCGAGCCCGATTTCGAAGTCCGCGAGGGTAAGATCTATACGTTCGAGCCAGCTGTTGCAGCTGAGGTTCTTGTCGATGTAGAGGACGTCACTCAGTATCCGGCGTTGTTCGTTCAAGCGCTCAGCTATCATCTAGCTGAATTTCTCGCGCGCGTTCTTGTACGCGCGCCGGCGCTCGCGCGTGAGATGGCGACGTTCCGTGACACCGCGCTGGCCGCAGCCGTGGCGGCTGACGCGGCGCAAGACATGAAGAGCTATCTGCAAGAGCCTCCGGACGATTACAGCGACGCGCGGAGGTAGTCGTGGCTTTTCGGACGCTACACAGCAACTTCACCGCCGGCGAACTGGCTCCGGCTGTTTGGGCGCGGGTCGACTTGCCGAAATACGCGCAGGGTGCCAAAGAGTTGCGCAATTTACTCGTTCGCCCGCAGGGCGGCGTTACATCGCGTCCCGGGACGCAGTATGTTGCCGAGATCCCGGGGCCGCTCGACGTTTCGTTGCAGCTCATGCCGTTTACGATTGCGGCTAGCGAGAGCTACGTGTTGTGTTGGGGTGACGGGCGACTGTTTATCGTACGGGACGGCGGGCTCGTTGCGAAAGCCAGCACGTCGCGTACGGTGACGGTGACGACTGTAGATGGTGTAGCGCGATGCACGTTGAACTCACACGGGTTTGCGGCCAACACGTTGGTATTCGTCGACCAAACTACGGACACCGGGCTCGACCGGTGCTTGTTCAGAGTCGAGTTGGATGGGCCGAATGCTTTTTGGTTGCGGACGGTTCCTGGTAATATTCGCGCGCCTCGGCGTGATTTGCCCAGCAACACGGCGCGAGTGACGGCGATTTATTCGGTGGCGTCCCCTTATCCAGCATCGGCGTTACCTGTTACGCTCGCGCGAGATCAAGCTACAGGTTACGTTCTTCACCGCGACTATGCGGTGCGTCGACTACAGAGGCAGGCAGTCGACAATTGGACCTTGACTACTGAAACGTTCGGACCATCCATTTCGCCACCGACTAATGTTACTGCTACCCGTGAACAGAATAATGGTAACAAGACTTATCGTTACGTCGTGTCGGCGGTGGACGGCGTTACTGGCGAAGAGAGTTTGCCGAGTGCCGAGGCAACAGTAAACAACGCTGGCTCCAACTACAAGAACCGTATCTCGTGGGACCCTGTTACAGGGGCCGGTCGCTATATTGTCTACAAGTTTGACAACGGTGTCTTCGGTTATATTGGCGGTACCGACGGCACGTCGTTCGTCGATGACGATATTACACCTGACACTTCCGATACGCCGCAGAAATTGGTCAATCCGTTCGACAGTGTTAACAACTATCCGGCATACGGGACATTCTTCGAACAACGTCTAGTACTTGCTGGTACACGGGCGGCCGTTGGCGGTGTGTGGATGAGCCAGACGGCAAGTCCGCGCAATTTCAACGTGTCGCATCCACTCAAAGCGAGCGACGCGATTTCGTTCCGTGTCCGCGCAAACGAGATTACCGAATTGACCGGCGTCATTCCGATGGACAAGTTGGTGTTGTTGACTGCCAGTGGTGCATGGACCGTGCGGGGCGGCGAGCAACAAGAATACTTGACGCCGCGGAACGTCGTGCTGCGGCCGTTGCTTACCCGTGGTGCTGCCGATGTGCCGCCTCTATTGATTGGTGACGTGGCACTTTATGCTACACGTGGTGGCCGCGAACTGCGAGACTTGAGCTTGACGCGTGATGTGACGAGCATCGATCTGACCATTCTTGCGCGGCATCTGTTTGACGGTCGTTCGATCCGCGCCATGGCCTATCAACAGTCACCGTTCAGTGTAGTGTGGGTCGTGTTCGATGACGGCAAGGTTGCTGCGATGACTTACACGCCCGAGCACCAAATCTGGGCTTGGTCGTCAATCGAGTTCGGCGGAACCGACGTCTTCGTCGAGAGTGTAGCATCTGTTCCGGAGGCGCGCGGTGATGCCGTGTATTTCTTGCTACGGCGCCGCGTAAACGGTGTCATGCGTCGTTACATCGAGAGGTTGGTCGATCTTTGGCCGGCAGTTACCGTGCCGGCAGACGCGTCTTACGAACGTGACAGGTACGCACCTGCCGAGTTGGCTTCGTTTCTCGATTGTAGTCGACGTTACGTGTTGACTGCTCAGACAAGAGCTATCGACGGGCTGCATCATCTCGAAGGTGAGCGTGTGGCAGTTGTGGCCGACGGCGAGGTGTTCACCGACTTGGTAGTGACCAACGGCACTATCGAGTTGCCGATACTGGCGCGCGTGATAGATGTGGGATATCCTTTCATGCGGCGGCTGCGCACGCTCGACTTGGATCTTGGTTCCGTAGCCGACGTGGGAACCGTATTGAACCGCTTGAAGACCGCGGTCGAAGTACATGTGCTCGTCGAGAACACACGCGGCTTCAAGTTGGGCTACGAAGCCAAGTCACGTGTGCAGTGGGCCGGTCAATCTTCGCTGGCGCCGAGTAGTGATCCGATGCTTTTCAGTGGTTACGTGCGGTTGACCCCGTGGTGGGATTGGGTGCCGGGCGGCAATTTGATAATCGAACAGTCGGCGCCTTTGCCTCTTACGATCGGCGCCGTCCTCGTCGATTGGGAGATTGCCGCATGAGACCTGTTATCGTGCCTTACGATCCGTATCTTGCAGCGTCGTTGGCCGATCGGCTACGGATGTCGGATCGGCAAGAGCTTTCTCTGATAGCGGGCGTCAGTCCGCGTGAGGCATTCGAGCAAGTCGAGAGCGAGCCGGGCGAGGCGTGGTTGGCTTGCGTCGACGGTCTTCCTGTGGCGGCATTCGGATGTGCGGCCGGTTGGTTGGGCCGGGTCGGTACGCCGTGGTTTCTCGCGGCGCCTGAAGTTCAACGTTATCCGGTTTCTCTGGTTCGTATTTCGGTTGGCGTTGTCGAGCGGTGGCGGCGTGCTTTTTTGCTATTGGAGAATTACTGCGCTGCCGATCACCGTACGACAATGAACTGGCTGCGTCGTCTCGGGTTTTCGTTCGACGCACCGGTTCGTTTACCGGGAGGTGGTCGGATCAGACGCTTTTGGATGCAGGGAGGCGCGGTGTGTGCGACCCGGTGACGGCATTATTGGTCGGCAGCACGGCCACGTCGACGATCGGTAGCGTGCTCGCGCTACAGTCGCAGGCGGTTGCCGCGCGCTATCA